ACAAGTATCACTACTCACCTGATGTGTTGCGGGAAGCAGTTGATAGAAAGATATTTGAAGGCAAGCCTTGTTTCGCTGACCACTCTGATGATTCTCCGTTGAAGAGAAGTGTAAGAGATAAGGTTGGCAAGTATGTAAACACTCGATATGGTAATGCTGTTGTGAAGGGACGCACAGTTGAGGGTGTCATAGGTACTCTCAAAGTAATTGCTCCCTGGGTACAGCAAACCTTACTTGAGAGTGTGGAACAAGATGAGCCTGATTTCCTAGGATTCTCAATTGATGGGGATGGTCGATGGGAATCCAAGATACATGAGAATCAAAAGGTTAAGTGGGTAAATAACTTAGCCAGTATTCGTAGCATTGATCTTGTACATGAGCCTTCCGCTGGAGGAAGACTAACTAAACTTGTAGCCTCTAAAGGTGCGGGTGCAAACGATATGCAGGATGACGATAACGAAGCCACAATGACTATTACCAAGGCCGATTTGCAGGTTATGCTTGCAGAGGCAATCAAAGAGGCTACAAAGCCTACACAGGATTTGCAGGCTGAGTTGACAGTGTTACGTGAAACCTCACGTAAGGCAACTCAGTTTTCAAGCCTTAATGTTGCAATTGCTTCAGCAACTGGCTTGAGTGATTTAGGACAGCAGCGTATAAGGGAATCGTTTTCTGAAGCTATCGAAAGACGCGATCTCTCACAAGAAGAGATTGATGCACGTATCCAAGAACAGGTGGATTATGAAGCTGCCCTTGTTAGCCGCTTCATGCCTGTACCTTCTGCTGCTGCTAAGGTTTATTTAGGCGACGGTACTCATGAAAAGATGTACAAAGCCCTCCAAGGTATGTTTGAAGGTGAAGACATTGAAGGTATTCCACAGTTTCGCTCCTTGAAGGAAGCTTATTGCAGGTGGACTAACAAGGATTACTTCGATGTTGATCCTTGGGAAATGCAATCAGACTTCGGTGGTAAGTATGATAGCGGAATCCACCACAAGAAGATTCAGGAAAGTTTAAACACAGCACAGTGGAATCAGGTGTACGCTGACGTTTTCTATCTGATGATGATGAAGACGTACCGTACCAGTCCAGTTTACAATCTGTGGAGAACAGTTGTAAGTGAGACTGAGAATGCACCTGATTTCCAGACCAGACACTGGACACGTATTGGTGGGTACGGTGATTTAACTACTGTTGCTGAAAGTGCAACATACCCACTGCTTACCACACCAACTGACGAAGAAGTTACTTACGCAGTGCAAAAGCGTGGTGGCTTGGATGATGTGACTTTTGAGTCCATTGTCAATGATAGAGTTGGTGCAGTCAGGCGAATTCCAGTTGCAATGGGTAGGGCGGCAGCACGTACATTGTGGAAGTTCGTAATGAACATGATTACGACCGATAACCCCACAATGGCTTACGACTCAGTTTCATTGTATAACGCTGGACACAACAACCTGAACACAAACCAGTTGCTTACTATCAGTGGTATGCAGCTAGCTGTTGCTGCAATGCGACAACAGACTGCATATAGTGAAGTGTTAGAAATTCTTGGTGAGAGAAACAAGCCTGCTGTGATGATTGTTCCAACTGCGTTGGAATACATCGCAAAGCGTATTCTCGATCCGTCGGATGCATTTGCAACTGGATTAGTTGCAGCTAGCGTTGGCCCTTCGGCTGATCCAGACCCGCAAGCATTCAAAGGCAGTGGAATTACTCCAATTGTCTATGACGTGCTTACTGACCCTAGCGACTGGTATCTGATTGCTAATCCACGAGAAGTGGAAACAGTTATCATTGGTTTCTTTAATGGTAGGCAGGATCCTGAAATGTTTGTTCAGGACCAGCCAAATGTCGGTTCCAATTTCACTGCTGATAAGACCACTTATAAGGTGCGCCATATTTATAGCGGTGTGGTTGCTGACCATCGTTCCTTCTACAAGAATGTTGCACCGTAACCGTAGTTTTTGCTAGAGAGGGAGAGTAAGGAAATAATATGGCTAGCACTCCACTCGGTGATATCCCTGGCGCAAGGTTTCATGAAGCACTTGCTGCTACAGCAGGAGCCGTAGCGAGCGGTGGTCCAAATGCACGTTTAGGTCAATTTGGGCCATTTGCACATAACATTCGTATTCGTAATGCTTGGTGGGTTCCAACTGGAGCCGATCAAGTAGCAACGAATACTGCAAGCTATCGACGGCAAAGCCTTTATGATGGTGGTGTGTCTGGTACTGTTACTGCAACAGCTAACCGTATGGCATCACTGAACATGAACTTTAGCCAAGCAAGCTTGGGTGCAATGACCTGGGCCTCTATTGATAGAACACTCAGTGCAGGAAATATTCTGTACTGGTCACAGGAAACTGTTGGCGGTACTGAAACTCTTGGTACCGTTATGGCAGCAGGCCAGCTTGCATTTGCTTACGAAGTTATGTAGTATTTGTATTTGTATTTGTATAAGTAGTGTGTAGTGCGAACGTATCCATCTCTGAGGCGAGCGCTTGCTGCATTACTGTCTGCGGTAGCAATCATTATTGGTGTTCTTATCATGTTCTTTCCTACTCAATTTGCTCCAGCATTTTTGATAGGTGTTACTGACGTTATGCTTGGAGTTGCAATTGTGTTGGGGATAGTAGTGGTTCGTAGCCATTATGACAACTAATGGTAGTAATGAATCAGAATCAGCGGCACAAACAGAGGTGGATCACTTCGCATACTACTCGCTTGCTGTACAAGCAGTTATCTCAGTTGTGGTTCTTATTCTTAGCTTCTGGCTTGTTGCAACTCCAACTGAACCAGCCGTGAACACCACTGCGTTTAACTTGATTGTATTCATAACTGGAGTATGGTTAGGACGCGGTGTTGACAGGGGAATAGCTAGGTTGCGGAGTAAGTAGTGTGGATGTGAGTAGTCTAGATAGTTGCGGGCCTGAGACTATCGAAAAGGTGTATCCCTAGCACCCTGACTACTTGCTACTTGATTGATGGGTAGGGACAGAACGAAATGAGAAGGGATAAATGTCTAGATTAGGGACTAGAGTATTACTTGCAATTCCAACTACAAGTGCTGCTCGAAGAAGTACAAGTTGGATTAGCGCTATGCATGGCTTACAAATGCCGTTGGGTAGTTCACTAGGACTTGTGTGGATAGAGGATGAAGCAATAGCTGACGCTCGTAATCAGTTGTGTCAGAGAGCGATAGATGATAACTGTCAGTACATATTTTTCTTGAGTGATGATGTTCTGGCTCCTTCAAATGCTTTGTTAATGTTACTCAACAAGATTGATAGGAAATATAAGGGTGAGTTGTGCAGTATGGTGACAGGAGTATACTGGACTAAAACATACCCTCCAGAACCATACCTGTTTAATAACATGTTGGAAGGTACCTATAAGGATTGGCAGGCTGGAGAATTTTTCCAAGTTGATTTAGCTGGCTGTGATTGTCTATTGATCAGTACAGATATGTTGCGTTCGATGCCGCAACCATGGTTTTCAACTGATTGGTTATGGAATAAGGATCAACATAGACCAAGTAGCATTGCAACTGAGGATTTCTACTTCTATACAAAGGCACGTAAGTATGGGCATAGATTGTGGGCTGATACTTCCATTCAGTGCTTACATGAAGATAGATTTACAGGTACACAGTTTGGATTGTTAGATGGAATGCCTCAAGCAGGTAATCCACTACCTGAACTTGAACAATATAATGGTAAGCTAATTGCTGACCTGGGAGCAGGTTGCACTACCACTCCATGGCTTTATGGTAGAGATACCAAGATAGTAAGGTTTGATGTGCAAAGTAGTGTTAGACCTGATGTAAGGTGCGATCTGAGATCAATACCAGATCAGTATTTCAATCAGTTTGATGTAGTATATGCAAGTCATGTGTTGGAACATTTCGCTAGAAATGAACCACAGGAAATAGTCAGGCACTGGTGCCAATTGCTGAAGGTTGGCGGTAAGTTAGAAATTCACGTACCTAACCTTTCAGCAGCATTCCGAGTGCTCAGTAATGAACAGAGTGAAGGTGAAGCTAGAAAATATGCTTGGCAGCAAATATACGGTGCTGTTGGTAACAATGATCAACCTTGGGAGCATAAGAATGGTTTCACAAGGCGTAAGTTAGAAAGCTTGCTACTGACAGTACCAGAACTTACTAATGTTGAAGTAGCAGAGCAGACATTCCACAACAAGGATGATGATACTAACTTGAAAGCTACTGCCGTGCTGGCAAGACCAATTCAATATGAATCACTAGAGGAATTGGATGGAATGATAGCCCTGCCTGCCGGTACTAATGAAAGTATGGAAGTGGAAGTATGAGCTACCCTCTGTATGCAACTGTCACTGGAAATGTTGGTAACCCTGGTGGTGGAGTAATTAGTTCAATCAACGTGTTTGCTGTAACTGCAACATTTCGACAAGGTGGTTCTGGTGGAACTATATTTCTAGATATGGGTTCACCTGCAAGCACTTCAGTTCAAACTTACTTTGATAAGATGAATTATCAAGGTCAGTTGCATGTGACTATTACTGGGACTGGATCTGTTACTGTAGAGGTAGATTAGGTTAAGAGAACATGCATACTGAAGCATATCACTACGTACTCCAGAAACTTCGCAAGATTCCACAACCTTCGGGTGTGGTTGAGTTTGGTGGACGTGATTTGAATGGTTCTGTTAGAAGATTGTACAAGACACCGAACTATGTAAGTATTGATCTGGAAGCGGGGCCTGGAGTTGATATTGTTGCAGATGCAGAGAAATTTGAGTGGGATAATCGTTGGGTAGTAGATCATGTAATTAGTGTGGAAACCTTCGAGCACGCACCTAACTGGAAACAGTTGGTTGCGAGAGGATATGAACTGCTCGAAGATGGTGGTTACATGATAATTACATGTGCTACTGATCCACGTGAACCTCACTCTACACATGATGGCGTACCAATAGCTATAAGAGCATTGGAAGCAGATGAACAGTATAGAAATGTTCCACTCGAAGAAATGGAGACTTGCCTAAGGGAGGTTGGATTTGAAGTACTGGAAATTAACACTTTAGAACGTGGTGATTTGAGAAGCTTTTCGAGAAAGCCAGTGGTCAACGGTGTTCACTAAAATATGGCTCACAGATGAAGATAGTGATATACAGGGATACAAACGTGCCAAGTTAGATTCGCGCAGCGAATCATCTAGTCTGGTACGTAAAACACAGGCTGTAGGTGCAAGCCAAGTTATTGGTAGTTGGATAACTAATCCACTCGACGGACCTGTAATTACTCAGCAGCAATGGGAAGCTCATTTTTGGGCCTATCAAACTAATGTTGCCTCTAATGCTAACCTAGCGCTGAGCGTAATTCGATTTACTAATCAAGAAGCTGGATCAGCGTTACTAACTGATAGTGTACTGTTACCTGCCACGCGACGAGACATTGCTAGAACAACTACAAACTTCTCACTCAACACTCCATTCAATGTTGGTGATAGGCTTGTGTTGCGGCTCAGTCAAAGTGGTACAGCAGGTACTGGATATAACGTTGAGTTAGATTACAACGGATTTTTCCCAAATACTGAAGGTGATTCATATATTATATGTCTGGATACTTTAGAATTAGCTTCGACGTTACCTGAGCAGATTGTTTTAGATATCAGACAAATGTTGAAGGACATGAGTAATACCAACCCCAACATGGCTGATATCGAAATAGCTATGCACTATGACTTGGCTCTCAAGACATACAGTCAAGCTAGGCCACTTACAGTTTCCCAGTTCTATAGCGGTGATGGTAATACATACCAGTTTCCGTTACCTAGATTATGGGTCAAGGGACTGAGTGATGTTATCAGTATGGAATATCCAACTGGTATCAATCCACGATCAATGCTAGAGAAGAGTGACGATTGGGGAATATTTGATAGTTGGTTGGGTGTACAGCCAACTACCAAGGTGTGGATATCTCAGATTCCACAAGCTGGAACTGATAATGTTATGATGACTTACACAACAGGTCACATGCATAACCTGGATATCTGCACTGTTCCATATCTTGATAGACTCGCAATTGAATGGTTAGCTACAGCTTACTGTGCACGTGCCATGTCGGCGCGTGGTGCCAGCTACATTGACAGTACGGTTGATGCTGATAGTGTCAACTACCGAGATATGGAAATTCGCTGGAAAGATGTTGCAGCACAGTATTACCAGATGTGGCATGATTTCATATTTGGTTCCAAAGATGGCGATAATGCTGCAAGTGGCCGTGATGACTGGGATGTTATGACCTCCTACAAGTTTGATTACCTGTTCCACAGACGCAGATACCGGTGAGCCATGGCTGATATAATTGGAGTAGTAATCACAACTCCGGTAGGCTTTATTGACATTGATAGATCACTGGCTCCAGAGTTATTTGATGCTAAAGCCAAGCACGCCATGCGTGAGTCGATGAAACTGCTTCAGAAAATAGCTCAAGATAAAACTCCAGTTGATACAGGTAGAGCGCAACGTACATTGCGAACAGCAATAATAGGACGTACTGTCAACATAACTGGTGTGTTAGCAAGCCCTGAGAGTTACTTCTATAACTTGGAGTATGGACGTAGTGTAGGTGCTGCTATGCCACCAGAGCCTCCATTGACTGCGTGGGCTAATAGACACGGAATTGAAGGAAGAGGCGCAGTATTCCTGATAAGACGTGCTATTAGCCGACGCGGAATTAGACCACTGCATATTATGCAAGGTGCATTAGATCAAGGGATGCCAGATATAGTTAGAATGTGGATGAAAGAATTCGATGGGTATCCAAGTCGATCTTAGAAACGCTATTGTAGCAAGAATGAATAGTGTTGATGAGGTTGGTGTGGTCCATGAGAAAACTATCTATGCAAATTCACAGGACACCTTTTTAGATAACTTTGCTACTATCATTGACGGCAACAGACAGATTAGAGGATGGTGGGTTTCACCACCAACTGTATTCAGTGCAGCTAACCCTGATATAGAATTCAATGTTGAGACTGATACTCTGGATTATGCAGTACATGCAGTTATGGGAATGTCAATCAACTCCGATAGTGAAACAGAATTTACAGACCTTGTGTACAGAACTAGGGATGCGCTCAGAGTAATGGTAGATTGGGGATTGACTGAAGTTATAAAGTTTAGCACAATAGTAACTGTTCCAACTCTCGATCTGAGACAGTTTGGATCGGTACTTTGTCACTACTGTGAATTGCATGTGCAAGTTAACGTCGGTATTGATATTGATGTATTCGGAGGATGGGTAGTAGGTGCTCCGTAGTAAAGTAACAGATAGGCCCATGAAGATATTACTTGTGGGTGGTGGAGCAGGTATCAGTATCAAGGATGTTGAGAATGGATACTATGAAGCACTGAAGCGGGCTGGAGCGGATGTTAAGTACCACTTGCTGGATTACAGAATTAATAATAGCTACAGATATTTGAACTGGGTATGGGAAGATTTATACAAGAAGGATCCAAAAACCCAACCAAGTTGGAATGATGCAATATATTTAGCTAGCCAGAGTGCATTAGAAATGGCACTCAGGAACGATGTAGACTGGGTAATTGTTGTCAGTGCAATGTACTTTCACCCTGACATGATTATTCTTATGCACCGTGCTGGACTCCATATAGCAGTACTACTTACTGAATCACCGTACATGGATACTGAACAGAAGGTAGTTGTAGGATTGGATGTTGATGGTGCATGGACTAACGAATTAGCTAGTGTACCAGTGCTCAAGGAAGCTAACCCTAACATTCAGTACATACGTCATGCTTATGATCCATACAAACATGTGCCTGCTGGACACTTAGATGGGGAGGGTGAGGGTGACGAAGTACCAGCGCATGATGTAGTATTTGTTGGTACTGGGTTTGAGGAACGGATTGAAATTCTGGAGGCTGTAAATTGGGAAGGTATTGACTTAGGTTTGTATGGTGAATGGGAGTTACTGGATGATGAAAGTCCACTTCAGGAACATATACGTTATGATTACATAAGTAACACAACCACAGCCAAACTCTACCAGAAAGCTAAAATTGGTTTGAACCTGTACAGGGACTCCACTACATACGGACTAGGTATTGAGCATATTGCTCCCAGTTCAGCGCTGAGTATGAATCCACGAGCGTATGAATTGGCTGCATGTGGAATACCTACAGTTGCTAACTGGAGACAGGAGCAACAAGATACACTCGGAGACAGTGTACTTACATTCAAGGAACCAGCACAACTGGAATATCATATCAGGGAGATGCTACGCCGACCGGACATGGGGAAATACATGGCTGAGAAAGCCTTCGACAAAATTCAGGGTCACACGTTCGATCAACGTGTAAAGCAAATATTCGACACCTTAGAAGGTTAAAGTTAGGGATCAGGAGTTAGAGTATGGCTACCAAGTATCACGGCAAAAGCGGTTTGGTTTATTTGAGCACAACTGGTTCTAGCGCTGCTAGCCTGGTTGGTGGTTTGCGTGGATTCACACTTGATGGTTCCACGGATACTGTTGACGTGACTGAGTTTGGTGCAACCAACCGTACTTATGTTATTGGTTTCCCCAACTTCACTGGCACATTGGATGGTTTTTGGGCATCAGATGATAGCACTGTTCGTTCTGCTGCTGGTAGCGCGGATGGTTGCAATATCTATCTCTATCCATCATCCAATGCAATGTCAAGATATGTTGGTGGGCCTGCATTCCTGAACTACTCCATCCGAACTGCTGTTGATCAGTCTGTTGCTATCACTGCTAACTTCAGTGCTAGAGGTAACTGGGTCAACGCACTATAGAATTTTCCTTCCGCCAATTCATCAGGCCATGTCCCACTGGAATCGACTACGCGGCCAACGAGGGGCTGTGCACGGCGATTTCTTATGTTACAAATAAATGAAGAGAATGACTAGGGAGTGAGTTGCATGACACAAGCTGTTACTCGAATGCCGGTCAAGACGGTTACTATTCCTCTGGATGAGTTAGGTTATGATGGCTGGTGGGTGAAGATGCGTATTAACCCTCCAGCCTATGTGTATGACGGTTTCCTTACTAACGATGCCAATGAGGGTAATAACGGTAGGGAATGGGAAGCTTGGAAGGTTATCGTTCTAGAATGGAATATCTATGACGATGAAGGTGTCAAGCTTCCATTACCTAAAGAAGGTACTGAGAAGAACGCTCTACCTTACGATATTCAGGCATGGATTATCAGAGAGTACATTGAAGCACTCAATGCTACTTTGAGAATCCCAAAAGGGTCAGGAAACAACTCAGAGACTTTATCGTTGACAGGCACAGAAAATCGGACAAACGGGTCGGTGTAGCTCCACCTATTGAGTGGATACCAGTAATGTTAGCTGAACGTTTCGGGGGAGGCCCTGAGATGTATTACACCATGCCTGCTGATAGGCGACAATACTGGCTAGCTCTACTTGGTGTTGAGGGTGAAGTAGCAGAGCAATTCGCAGGCGAGAATATTGATGATGTTGTGTTCTACGACGATGATGATTAACTTAACTTTTAAGTTTGATGCCTGACGCTGAGATACGTCTAAAGTTTACTGCTGACACTAAGGAGTTAGCGATAGCACGTCAAGTGCTTGACGAGCTTAAAACTGATGCTCAGCAAACTGTTCAGGCATTAGCACAATTAAGTGGAACTAACCTCAGTGCCTTAGTTAGTGCTGGTAGTGGTGCTGGTGCTGCTACGGGTACTAGAATTACAGGTTATGCTCAACAACCTGCTGGAATAACAGCAGTTAAATCACAAGCACCATCAGCAGGTGCAGCACCAATTAAAACTCCAACTGGTAGAGTTTTAGAGCCGAGTGGTGGTGGAGTTGGTGCTGGTACTGTTATCAATAACATATATGGTGGCGGGGCTGGCGGTGCTAGAACAGCAGAAGTAGGTCCAGTTCAGGTTCCACCAACTGATGTTAAACCAATACGCATTCCAGTTATTGTTGATAAGCCTGTAATACCTCCAGCTAACGTTGTACCGATCAAGATACCAGTTGAAGTTGAAAAGCCACAGGTACCTGCTCCTGATCTGGTACCTATAAAGATACAAACGATAGTTGATAAACCTGTTGTACCTGATGCTAACGTTGTTCCAATCAAGGTACCAGTTGAGGTTCAGAAACCTGTAGTACCAGAACCTGATAGGGTGCCTATCAGGCTAACTACGGTTGTTGATAAACCTGTAATACCTGAACCTAATATAGTACCTATCAAGGTTCCAGTCAGTGTTGATAGGCCACAGGTACCGACGGCTGATGTAGAACCAATTAAAGTTGATACTATTGTCTCCAAACCTGTTGTACCTGAAGCTAATGTTGTACCTATCAAGGTGCCTGTTGAGGTTCAAAAGCCTGTTGTACCTCAACCTGATCTGCCGAGAATAACGATACCTGTTACGGCTGAAAAGCCAGTTATACCATCACCGCTCGTACCGACAATAACTGTACCTGTTGTTGTTGATAAGCCAGTTGTACCTGATGCTGATGTTAAGACTATCAGAGTACCAACTGTTGCAGATAGGCCTGTTATACCTGAACCCGATGTTAAAACTATTAAAATACCGACTAGCATTGACAGGCCAGTTATACCTGAACCAGAAGTCAAGTTAGTTAGAATACCTGTAGTTGTAGATAAGCCAGAGATACCTGATGCGAATGTTACACCAATCAAGATTCCTGTCACTGTCAACAAACCGCAGATACCACAAGCTGACATTACGCCGATCAACGTACCTACGGTTGTTGATAAACCAGTTGTTCCCGAAGCAACACCGACACCAATTAAGGTTCCGGTGGTTGTTGATAAACCCACGATACCACAGCCAGATACTACACCAATTCATCTGGCCGCCATTGTCGATAAACCTGTTGTACCAGAAGCCAACGTAGTACCAATAAAAGTACCTGTAAGTGTTGATAAGCCTGTAGTACCTGCTGCTGATGTAACACCTATTAGAATAGGTGTAGTAGTTGATAAGCCAGAGGTACCACCAACAGTAGCAGCGCCAATACGTATTGGTACTGTCGTTGATAAACCGCTCATACCTGATGCTGATGTTAGTGTTATCAGAATTCCTGTTGCGGTTGACAGGCCTGTTATTCCACATGCTAATGTAATACCGATCAGAATACCTGTTATTGTTGCTAAGCCTCAGGTACCTGATGCGGATGTAGTACCAATTCGTGTTGGTGTTGTAGTTGATAAACCTGAGGTACCTCATGCTAATGTTGTTCCGATCAAGGTACCAGTCAGTGTTGATAAACCTGTTGTACCTACTGCTGATGTTAGACCAATTGAAATTGGTACAGTTGTTGATAAGCCAGTTGTACCCGAAGCGAACGTTGTACCGATCAGGGTTCCAGTTGTTGTTGATAAACCGCAAGTACCTGCTGCTGATGTTCAAGACATTAGAATTGGCGTTATTGTTGATAAACCTGTTGTACCTGCTGCTGATGTTAGACCCATTGAAGTACCTGTCAATGTTGCTAAACCACAGATACCATTTGTTGCACCTACAGCAATTAACATTCCGGTTACTGTTGACAAACCTGTTATTCCTGAAGCTGATGTCACGCCTGTCAGGGTACCGGTTACGGTTGATAAACCTAGCATTCCACCGCCGGATATTCCTAATGTAAGAATTCCGGTTGTAGTAGATAAACCTCAGATACCTGCGGTTGACGTTCGTACTATTGATATACCTGTCAATGTTGATACACCTGAAGTACCTGTTGTTAAACCAGCAGCGATAAGTGTACCTACTATAGTAGAGACACCGCACGTACCTGCTGCTACACCATCACCAATTAGAATTAACACTATTGTTAGTCGGCCTATTGTACCTGCACCTGCTGCTGTAAGACCAATAAATATACCAGTCAGGGTTGCAGTACCAGTTATACCGCACGCTAATGTGGTACCAATTAGAATTCCTGTTAGTGTTGATAAGCCAGCAGTACCACAAGTTAATGTAACACCTCTTAGAGTTGGAGTGGTTGTTGACACTCCAGTAGTACCTAAAGCCAACGTAGTTCCTATACAGGTACCTGTAATTGTTGAGAAACCGTTAGTTCCCCCGACTACTGTTTCTCCAATTCAGGTACCTGTAGTTGTTGAAAAGCCTGTTATACCTGCACCTGTTGTCAATGCTGTCAAACTACCTGTTATTGTTGATAAGCCTGTTGTTCCTGAGCCTGATATCCGATCCATTCGGATACCAACAGAGGTTGAGGTACCACGAATACCTGAACCTGTCATTAAACCTATCAATATTCCTGTTGAGGTTGATAAGCCTGTTGTACCTGCTCCAAGTGTACCAACAGTTAAGATACCAGTTGTTGTAGATAAACCTCAGGTACCAACAGTTGATGTAGAACCGCTGCGCATAGGGGTAATAGTCGATCAGCCAACAATACCGCATGTTGATATACCACCAATTGTTGTTGGCACTGTTGTTGATAAGCCTATTGTACCTAAGGCCGATGTTCAACCGATTGAAGTTCCTACA